CCGCCTTTAGCTCAAAGTGAGCCGCGAAGTAGATCAGCTCGGCGTCCGTAAGTTCAGACCGAAGCCTGCTCACAGTCATCCCCAACTCGCAGGCCAGGAAGAACTCGAAGCGAGTCCATCCGTCCTGCTTCAGTCGTTTTTTGCGTCTTCCAGTGCCGGCTCTTCGCTGATGCCGAACAGGAACAGCTCCAGGTCGTTCAGCACTGACTCGGGCAGCTGCCGTTGGAGCTTGGCCGCATCCGCAGGCGCGAACGCCTTCGTGCCGTCTTCTAGCTCTGCCTTCTGGCAAAGCATCTGGGTAGAGATGTCCAGGGCCTCTTCGCTGCCAGCCAACTGGGCCGCCTTCTTACGGTCGGCGCGAGTGATTGGCGCGAAGTATAGATCGACGATCTTCTGGCCCTGCGCGTTCTTCAGCTGATACTTGCGCCTCTGGTTGAGGTCAAACGCCCCAACCAGTAGGTCAACAGTTCGATTCGATGCAGGCATTTAGGCGCCAGATTTTGACGCCCAAACTATAGCCCTATCACTCCAGGTTAGAAGTGATGGCACCGCTGGTCACGAAGTTGCAGCTGACAATCACCAGCTCGCCGACAGTAGAGGTGATCTCCATGTCGGTGATGATGCCGGCAAAGCTGACCGAATCAGTCCCGGAAGATGTGCCGGTAGTAAACAGCTCGAAGGTGGCATCCGCCGGGTCTGCGGTTGTGATGACGTCCTCAAGAAAGGTGGCCTGACCCGTTGCGTCAGGGTCATAAACCAGCTCAACAGTGCCGGAGCCCGAGACCAAGCTGCCAACAAAGGACCGGAAGGTGTCGCCGTGATCGGTGACATCCAGGGTTTCCTTGGTGACGCTCAGGCTCCAGGATCGGGTGCCAACAATCGTGGCGTTAGAAGAACCAGCGGCGTCGAACTGAACGGCGCCCTGCTCTCCGCGGAGAATGGCCATGGGTCAGAGTTCCTCGATGGATTCAAAGGTCACACGGACCTGAGATTGAAAGTAGCCCTCGGGAGCTGGTGTAGCCAGAGCCTCTGGACCAACAGGAGCGTCGAAGAAAACCCCCGACACGATGACCCTATTGTAAAGGTCTCGGATTCGTTTACCAATGACATAATTCGGACCGGGGCCGCGGCCTTTCGCCGTAAAGATGTTGAACACAACTACCCCCACGATCCGGTTGTAGGAGTTGCTTGTGAGGCCGTGGCCCAGGTACTCACTAGCCCCGAAGGTGGTCAGGCATTGCACCCAGGAGCTGTTCGGGGTTGGCTCGTAAGCCATGTTGTGGAACACCACCGGGATGGCTGGGGTGTTGGCCAGCTCAGTGGCCAGCCGCCCCTCAACGGTGGCCCGGATCGTGTTGAGGTTTGCTGCTGCCATCTATCTAGCCCCTCCGCATGATCGCTTCCCAGTAGGCCTGTGCCCAGGGCCCAAGCTCTTTAGCGATTAGGTCTGGATAGCCCGGCTCGGTTGCCTGCCTGGTCCGGTACTTGCCGCCCCATGAAGGTGGCAGGGCAGTGCCATAAACGACGGGCTCGGCATACTCAAGGTTTGTCGTGATCTGCCCCTCGGTGCCGCCAGAACCCTTGGGCGGTAGCTGCAGCTGCCAGGACAGGCTTAGGCGGCTCGTCTCGCCTATGGGCGTGTCCTCGACAATCCGGCCGTGGGCCTCGATCAAGGTGGCTCGCACAAGGTCGTTCAACTTGTCGCGTAGGCGATCAGGGATCTTGGATACCGGGATCTCCCTGGCCATGCCTACGCCCTCAGAACCAAGTTGTAGAAGATTTCTACTCCGTTTAGCTCTGTCGTTTCAACCTGAATAATCTGGTAGACGATGCTGCTAATCACCACCCGGTCCTTGGTCTCCGGTGCGCTAGTCACATCATTCGCAGAAATCATTAGGTTTTTGTCGCCCGCTTGGACCAGCTCGTTAGCTTCTCTCAAGGTCACGTCTGAGACGATGCCCTTAATCGCTGTGTCAGAAGCGGTCTCGGTGATTTCGCCTGTGGTCGTGTTGTAAGACCCCGCGCTCAAAAACCTGACGGTCACATCACCGCCAAAAACTGACCCGCCGATAATCGGGGCCAGCTTTGCCTTCAGCTTGTCTCCGAGTGCCATTAGGCCCGGTAAGCAATGGCGGCGCCGCTGGTCAGCGTGATGCTGGTAAACAGGCCGTAGATCATCGAATCAGCTGGGAAGGTCTCACTGGCCAAGCTGTTGCCGGTATAGCTATCCGCGGTGATTGCGCTGATCACCGTGTCCTCTTTGAAGTAGATCGCGCCAAACCGGCCGGTATGTGCGGCCGTGTCGGTGATCACTTCACCGCTAACGCCAAAAGGAATCCCCATTGATCAGCTCCGTTTGACGGCGATGTTTCCTGGTCCGCTAATTCTAAGGCTGTGCAGATACCTTTCAAACATGGGCGGCACGCGGTCAGCCCCTACCGCCCCGGTCTTGTCGGGGACCACCGTGATATTGCCAACCTGCACGCTCTTGAAATCTTCAAGGCCGCCAAGCTGTAGGCCGTCCTTGTTGTTGTGCAGGTAGACCGCAAGCACAATTTGCGCGTGCTTGATCTGCGACGGGATCTCGGTGTCGGTGAAGAAGTCGTCGGAGATTCGGAACGGGAAGCCCGTGGCGTAGGTGTTGATGTAGGTCGAAGGCTTGCGGACGCCAGTCCGCGGCCACTCCAGGGCTTGCGTGTCGGTCGCCTTAGCCCCTAGAAATCTTTCACGGTCCAGGCGCTGCGTCGCTGCAGTCAGCGCTCGGTTTTTTTGGTCATCAGTGGCACTGCCCCACTCAGCGGCATCAGTGCCAAGCACCATGGCTTCGACGTAGGCGTTAGCTTCCGACAGCGTTATGTAGCTGTTCGCGCTCGCTCCGCCCGCTGTTGCGTCGATTGTTACTGCCATTGGCTTTGCGGGTTGTGGTCTTTGCCTTGGTCTTAGCAGGAGAGGGAGGCGGGGCCACCGCCGAAGCAGCGGCCACCTGTTCCCTCATTCGCCGAAAAGCGAATAGCGCCATCAGGACGTAGCGCCCTTGATGACGACAAAGTTCAGCACGATGGCTTCACCTAAAGAGCCGGCAGACAGGTTGGCAACGGTGATCGCAAAGGATCCAGAGGCCAAGCTGTTGGCCTGCACCAAATAGGCGCCGGCAGTGCCAGCCGAGGCGTGGTTGACGAGAACCACATCGGAGGCAGTCACCTTGTCGTTGGTGACAGTGAACGAAACCTCAGCGCCTGCTGCCAGGGCTGCGTCGTTCAGGGTGATTGCGCCAGAGGCGGCGTTGATCGTCACACCAGTCGCCTTAGAGGTGGCCTGGGTGACCGACGAGCCGGAGGTGTAGCCGATGGCCAGACCTGCGGTTGCTTCAAAAACAGATGCCATTAGTAGTTACCTCCGTCAGTCAAGAGTAGAAGTAACCGTGGCCCGGACGATACCAATGTTCTTGGTCTCGTAAACCTTGGACCAGTTACCAACGGTTTCCAGTTGGCTGCGAGTCGGGTTGACAGTAGTCACGGCCCACTTAGCGCCAATCGGGTGATAGCAATAGCCCAAAGAAATGGCCATTGCATCGCTGAGAGCCAGGATGTCCCGGTCGGTCTCAGTGGTCAGAGCGGTGTTCTCGGAAGAACCGACTGCGCCTTGGGTGAAGAAGTAGGTGGCGTATTCAGTAGAAGAACCGCTACCTGCAGTCTGCACGTCATCCGAAACTATGACTCGGAGGCCTAGGAACGTGGGCACAGTGCCGGAGCCAGTGAAGGCTTCAGACATCGAACCGCCAGAGGCAGTTGCAGATCCGCCGTTGGCATCAGCTGCCAGGACGAAATCGACAGCCCGACGCTCGACCAACGAGTAATACACCGCAGAGTGCATCACAATGGCGGTCAGCTTGTCGCCTTGGTCGCCCAGCAGGTTCTTGGCGCGAGCAACGTGGCTCGGGTTCAGGCTGGTGGGGGTGTCACCGGAACCACCGTCAAGGGTGAGACCGAAGAACGCGGCGCTGGAGCTGGTGGTGTTGACGGAACCGAACACGCCACCCAGGCAGGACAGAAGATCCTTCTGCTTCTGGTGGTTGACGTAACGGGCCATCTTCTGACCGATCGCGGCCATGGGGTCGCTACCGGATGCAAGCGCGGCGAGATCCCGCGCCTCAAACGCCCGGCCTCTCCGCAGCAGCACGCCGATCTGGCGGTCTGCCTCGATCTTGCCGGGGGTCAGGGAAGTGCTGTCAGTCAGCACCTCGAAGTCGCCAGACAGGTTGGCTTTGTAGAAAGGGACGCTGACGAAATCGCCAGAACCATCGCCAGAGGTGTTCAGCTCGGCCATCGGCTGGACCACGCCCGACTGCAGAAATGCGTCAGAACGGGTCGATTCTTCAA